CAGAAGCACCTTGAGACAAATTTTCAAGTACGTTATCTCTTCCAATAACCACACGTTTTGTATTTGAGATTGGAGCTTGTACGAAAATTAGCTCAGGATTTTTAACGATTCTTTTCAATTCAACAGGGTTGATTGGAAAAGGAGTGGCTGTATCGAGCACATTCAATGTGTACGATTCAAATTTTTCAAATCCTAAAAGCATATAAACCTCTAACGAAAAAGAAGGGGCCCGAAGGCCCCTTCAGTTTATGCGTAGCTGATACCGTGTACGATGGCACAAGCCGAAGGCATTGTGACTTCTAATTCACCGAACAAGCAAATATCCAAGAGATACGCATAACCAGAAGTTGTGCGGATTTCGTAGTATTGTTTGCCATCTGGTGCTGTACGCTTACGGAACATTCCGTTAGAGCGGAAAGTGAAAGCATTCATAGAAAGGAACATGATTACATCATCATCCATTTCCTGAATACCAACGATTGTGAATGAACCTTGTACACCCACAACATCAATTTCTGTCCATCCATAGACTGAAGCTTTTTGAGTTGTCGGAGTAACTTTGAAAGCACCTTTTTGGTTTTCAAGGGCCTTCATGATGTTACCAAGGTGCTTGTAGCTCACTACACACTTGTCAAATGAACCCGCTTTCGCAAGAATGCGAATTTTTGTGAAAGCAGAGAACAACTTCTCAAGGATGTTGTTAGCTGTGATGTCCGAACCTGGGATGTTTACTGCTTGAAGGTACGGGTAAAGAAGCTTGTTCTTCCCGTGAAGATCAGCAGAACCACCATTGGCCGCAGACAGGAGAGCTGATTTTAGTGAAGTGAATACGTTAGTCGGAGCACCGCCTACGAACACACCGTCATGGTACAGTTTTGCACCTTGAGCGACAGAGTACGCAGATACGTCAGCAGCAGCACCTTTGCGAGTAGCAGAAAGTGTAACTGTCTGATCGTTTACGTTGATTGCGATAACGTAGTATGCTGCTTCACCTGAGTCAGCATCATCAAGAATCACTTTTTGGTTAAGTGAAACACGGTCAATACGATCAATCTTTAAGATACCAGCCGCAGCTTGAGCATCATCAAGAACCGTAGCGAAGTGTGGCCCACCCATCAAGTTGATCGAAACGAGCATCTTGATGTAATTCATGAACATGTCAACTTGGTCTGGGAGAATACGAAGGAACGTGCTCTCTTTTACCTTACCATCATGTTGAATTAAGTCTGTGTGTTGGAACTTAAGTGTACCCCAAAGTTCTTTGTATGCGTCGATTGAACCACGAACATACTCGAACTCTGCCACATCGTTCTCAGCAGTAAGACCGCCAAATTTTGCTGAAGTAGCTTCAGCACCAATGAAAGGAACGATAATTTTACCGCCCTTCCAGTTATCGTCCTTTTGGACGTTTTTTAGTAACCAATCACGCTTAATCATTTCTTCCTGAAGCAATTCGTTAGGAAGGTATTCATTAAGCATGTCTTGGAACGTGCGTGTTGTTGACATTGCTTATCCCTTTTAGGTTTGTTGTTTCGCCAAAGCTCTTATGTCATCTAGGGAGCGTACAACTCGCTTGGCAGGAGAAGTACCTTGACCTCCAACATTAGGAATAACTGGCGGCTTTTGAGCGGGAGTTTGCTGTTGCGGAGCTTGCCCACCTTGACCTGCACCATTACCTACGGGTTGTTGAGACCCTGCCCCTGGTTGAACTACATGTCCTACCAGAGCGAGAACTTCTTTTACTGCTTGTTCAACGGAAATGTCCTTTCCTTGAAGAGCGTAAAATTGTCCACGTTTGATAACTTCGTTTTGAAAAGCACCTTGCATTCCTGCACGGGTATCAAAGGCAGTTACCGCATTCAGGATTTCTGGCTTAGAAAGTTCCTGAGATAATTGTGCAGTCCTGGCTTGGACTTGCATTTGGAAAAGCTGTTCTTGAGTTTCAGCATTTTGGTGCTGAAGTTGGTACAGTTGATTTCTTTCCTGTACTTGTTGATTATAAGCAGCTTGCTCTTGCGGAGTCAAGGACATCAACTGAGCTTTTTTAACAGCCCATTCAAGAATTTTTTGCTCAGGTATCTCCAAGGCAGAGAAGAAATTGTCGTAATCTCCCGTTTCTACCATTTTGTCGATTTGAGCGATTGATTTAATCATCCCCTGGTGTTTCTGGACTAGGGGTTCATAGTGTTTTTCAATTTTTTCTTTCAACATTTGACGGTCAACTTTTACAGAATCAAGACCGAAAGCTTTCTCATGAAGCTCTTTAATCTTTTTCTCTGTATCAGCATCTTTGATCAATTGCTGGAAGAGAGGGTCAATTTCGTGCTCCTTATCTAATACTTTGAACTTAAAGTTCGGAGTATAGACAGGGGGAACGACACCTTGTGCCCCTGCTGCGGGAACCACTGGTGCTTGTGAACCAGTTTTGTTCACTTCTGGTGCTTGCCCTGGTGTGAAGCTTGGAGTCTGCGATTCTCCTGCTCCTGGTGTTGATTCTACTGCTGGACTTGTTGAAGGTGTTCCTGCTTCTCCACCTGTGTTGAGCATTTCCGTACTCATAACACTCTCCTTATGTTCATCCCATCATTGGGGGTTTTACCTGCGGTACTTGTGGGCCCAATTGGTTAAGCAACATTTGTGATGCTTCTGCCATTGCTCCCTGGTTCATCTGTTCAAGCATGTCCATGCTTGTGCCCTGTTTATCTAATGTATCAACTAACCACTGAATCGAAGTGTAAGGAAGACGAATGTTGTCCTGCTTACCTGTTTCAGGATTTGTGCGCTTCAACTGCACTGTCACTAAGAATCCATCGACAGGGATGCGGGATTCTTTCAATGCTTGAATTTGTTGCTCACGTTCAACAATAGCCTGTTGAAGCTGTTGTGTATAGGCCTGAAAATTAGCAATCATTTGTGGGTTCAATAACCTGAAATCCGCTTGCTTCATACGGTGAGTCAAACGGTTAATGGTGTATTCCATGTTCCCATAAGGGTTGACAGTTGGTACTTCACCACGTTCAAGAGCGAGAATGTCATTTGTTGCACAATCATAGTCAATTGTGAAATCTTGAAACGCTTCCTGCTCATTTGCGAATGGAGAAACACGCATAAGCTTACCAATATCTTCTTTACCAAGATTATTTCCTGCGTACTGAAGAACATGGTTAATCATGAGCTGCTTACCAAGCATTGTGTCCATGTCATCCGACATTGGCATAACTTGGATGCGGGAACCACGCTTATCACTGTGCTTAAATTCTGAAATATTCACATACTCTTTCTTGCCAATCATCGGGATAAGATGATTTTCGTCCATGTACCCACGGGCAGTTTCAAGAGTAAGTTCCCACATCTTAACAAGGAAGCGTTCTACTTTACCAGAGTAAAGCATGAACTTTTTCTTGTTACGAATAGAACGGAAAAGGAGAGTGTACGCATCCAACTGTGCTGGAAGTTCTTCAGAATCTTCATACACGTTGGCCACTTTGTACATTTCATCAATATTATTGTTAATGGACTCAACAAACTGAAGGCCAGTGCGTCCTTGAGACACAACGGGGGCCATCCCTGTGTAATTCACCTGACGTACACCAGGCAACATCGCACCGTTTGTAAGTTTCGTACCTGATTGAACGAAAACTTTATCATCACCATGAACGATAGAGTTCATTGCTTGCTGAGAAGCCTCACGGTTAATCTCAGCTTGGTATGGACGTAACTGTTTAATGATTGAGCGGTGACGAGGGGACGTTTTCATTTCGTCAAACCCTTCGTAAATGATAGGGAACAGCCCCAGGGGAAGTTCACCTTCAAATAAAATACCTTCTTCTACACAAATGTAGAAATATCCCTGTGGGTATTCCACACATGGACGAAAGTAAAACTCTTTGAGCATGATTTCTGTTTTGCTCTCACGGTATTGTGCCTTCTGAGCATCAAACACCATGTATGTTTCATCACTTCCTGGTTTAAGAAGCTTAAGTTTCTCTTCATCATTACCGATGATCTTTTTCAAGTCCTTCACATTCACCATTTTGCGGTAAATGAGATAAGGACTCTCTTTCATCGTTTTCGCTTCTTTAGCTCTGAGAAGATTGAAACCAAACACACGTTCAAAAACAATATCACCACTAAAAACAGGAGTTTTAGAAGCAGAAGGAATAGGTTGACCTTGATCATCGTAAACCATGTTACCGTTTTCGTCTTTCTCGTAAACGGGCTGGCCCATTTCATCTGTTTCCTGCGCATAACCAAGGAACTCTCCTTTGTT